GAATATCAACGTACCTGCCATTGTGTATAACTTTAAGCCGTGTTCACCTGAACCACACCGAAACTTACTATCTCGTCCTACCATCTTCGCAAAGTCAAACGCAAAGCCAGTATGAACCTCGTCTCTAGCTGGAACGCATACACCTACTGTTATACCCATTAGATACTCCTAGCAAATTGTCCATGATATTTACTTCTAGCTTCTACTGCAACTAAATCAGCTAGTTCAAAATCATCAAATAGACCTAAATGTTTACTTTTACCATCAAGTGCAATTCTTACCTGCCACTTGCCTGTTGGCTTATGTAAATAAACATTCTTTGCGCCAGAAGTATTCTTTATATTCTTGCCAGTATTTCTTAAATTCTCAAACCTAGTTGCTTCTCTTAGATTACATATTCTGTTATCAGACTTATCACAGTTTATATGATCTAAATGAAGTTTTGGCATTTCTCCATACATATATAGCCAAGCTAATCTATGTACGTAATATGCCTTACCTTCAATATCAATTTTTGTGTATCCATTTTCACAATATCCAACTTTATTATTGGATTTTATGTTTGTGAATATGCCAGTAGTTTTGTCGTATGAATATTTAGACAACAAGTAATCGTGAGTAATCATATATTTCCGCGATATACTTTCCATTGTGCATTATCGGAATCATTGAGCCACTTAGCAAACGCAGTATCATCAATAATTACAAAACCCCTCATAATACCCATTTTATTTAAGGTATCTATTACCGTAAAAGGTATTCGAGCTACGTGATGTAATTCTTTAAGATTTCCTTGTCTTGCCTTGTCTGTCTCTCTGATGTAGTTGTTACTATCAAGTATCTCAGTAACATCCTGTTTAGTCTCAATGATAATGCCACCATCACCGTCCGCATGTACAACCTGTTTTCTAAAGTCCATAAGTCCTCGTAAATGCCCCCAGAGACGAATCTCTAGGGGCTATTCAATTACAGAGCCATATTCAAGTCAGCAACGATACCATGCGCAGCCTCGTTTTTTACCTCTAACGTTACCTCTGTTAGTATCTGGGTCTTATCACTATCACCTGCCTTAGCAAGCTCGATAGTCATGAAAGGACGCAGATAAGCCAATGCAGCGTACTCAGGATCAAGGATCAGAGCATCGCGTGTACGCATGAAACGGTTAGGAACAACACTCATAGTACCGAAGTCTGACAAGTAAACGTCAGCAGCACCAACGATAGTAGCTTGACCTTGAGCACCACCACCACCAGCGTTGACGTTATAACGGTAAGCTGACAGACCTGTAAAGCTAGATACTTTCTGTTTACCAGCAGCACCAACCATCAGAATCTTAGGAACGCCACCCGAAGTAAATACCTCAGCAACTACTTCTTTCAGCAAAGCCTCAGTAAATGTACGTGCTGTACCGTCTGTACGAGTCGATACGCCGATAGTAGTAGGATCAGCACCGCCGCTACCAATTGACGAGTTAGTCTTAATCCATGACAGCAAAGAAGCCATCTTACGAGCAGACGAGTTAGACGAACCAACAGAAGCACCTTGATTGCTCAAGAGGATAGTCTCGAGGTCACGCTTTAGCTCTTGTGAAGCCTTAGCCAATTGATAACTTTTTTCAGATTTTCTGCCTGCTTTGTTAACTGTGTCCAGAGTGCCGGAGACTTTGATAGTCTTTTGCAGAATCTGTGTGTAGTTACCCAAGCGAGTAGTAGGTGACAATGTAGCGTCAGAAGCGTCAGCACCTTCAACAGCAGCGTTGTTAGTGGTAGCAGCAGCCAACGAATCCGTCTGCCATTCGTGTCTTACTGCCGTTGCCTTTGTCTTGCCAATACTGGACATAAAGGGCACTTCCGTAGGGCTGATATCATAGATGATATCGGTAAGGTCTTCGCGTTGTCCAATCGCGTCGTAAGCATTGTAAATAGCCATGATTTAATCCTTTATAAAAATCGTTCAAATACGTTAGCTGCATCGCGGATACTTCCGCTTGATCTAACTCGCGCCTTTAGTTTCTTAATTTCTTCAGCATTACTATCTCTAGGTTTGCTTACGCCAGACTTAATCGCTTTAGGAGCCTCGTTCACCTTCTTGGTGATAGCTGGCTTACTTGCGACTAACTTGTCGTACTGCATCGCCTTATACAGAGTTAGTACAGCCCGACTATCATAGACAGCCGCTAATTCGTTATCAGAGAATCCAATCTGCTTACCAAAAGCGCGAATATCATTTCTGATAGCCTCACCCTTCGCAGGATCAGTAAACTCAGGGATATAGCTCGATAGCTTCTGCATTTCCTCAGCCACTACGGACTGCATCTGCACTTGTCTATCCTGCTCCTGTTGCTGATTGATTCGATGTCTCTCAGCTTGTACAGCAGCTAGTTGCTTATCTCTCTGAATCATCTCAGCTACCTTTACAGAGTATCCAATAGGATCAGTCTCTTTCAGGTACTCAAGATTTTCCTCTTGCTGTTGAGGAACAAGCATTTGCTCAATCATCTCTAATCGTTGCGCGTACGTATCACGCATCTGCTTAGCTTCTTGAACAGCTTGACGCTCAGCTTCTACGGCTTTGCGCTCCTCAGCTACTGCTTGCGATTTCTTGGTGTAATCCGTGCCAAGTTGATAAGACTTGATAAGCTCATTAAGCGTTACCTCACGTTCTTCTCCGGCTGCTTTAACCAGATACGTGGGCTGCTCTTGCTCCTCACCGTCATCATCTTGTTCTACCTCAGACTCATAGTCTGATTCGGCATCGCTTTCGTTAGCTTCTGAAGCGGATTCTGGTTGTTCCTTGTCGGAGCCATCTTCCCGATCCATCATGCTCAAGAAAGCGTTAGCTGCACCTTCTACCGTTAACTCACCACTACCCTCGGGTGTCGTGTTCTGAGTATCGCTCATTTATGTTTCCTTAATTATATCGCCAACCGGACGATTCGGACTACAAAATCTTTAACTTTTTTTGATCTATAATTTTCTGGTCTGCTAATCCTTGAATGTAATTATCAATAGACTCTAAAACCCTGAGACGCAAATACGACTGCTCACGTACCTCTACATCGGCATAATCACTATTTAGAAACTTGGCTAACTCAACACCCCTGAGTTCTTCCATCATCTCTATGAAGTAATCGTCTCTCAGTAAGTTGTTAGCCCAGTCTGATTTCTTCATTGCATAGCCTTAGTCAGAGAGCCTAGTTCACGTAAAGCCTTCAGCGTTAACTCAGCTTGCTTATTCTTTGTATCCTCGTCAGCCAAGTCCATAGCCAGTATGGTCTGTAATTGCTTAACTGCTAATTCAGCTTCTCTGATACGCAGATCATTAGCATCGTTCTGATTCTTCATTTGAAGCTCTATACCCTTGCTCGTATATTCGGCTTCGAGTGTCTGTCTCTGCAAGTCAAGTTTTGCCGCATCGATTTGAGCTTTCGCCTGAATCTTTTCTGTTTCAACCTTTGCCAACATCTCAGCAATCTGTGCCTGTGCGTCCGGGGATGGAGGCTGTGGCTGAGAAAGTGCAGCATTTTGCTCTGGAGTGATCTCATTCATGAACTCGTTAGCATCTTTGAAACCTGCCGATTCAATAAACTTTGCTAGAGTATTGCGATATTGACCGATAGATACCAATGGATTAGACGGACCATATTGCTGAATGATCTGCTCTTGCTTCGCTAGAACCATCTGCAACATAGCCAGCTTCTGATCTCTATCACCTGAGCCTAGACCAACATTAACGCTAATATCGTACTCGTTAGCCCATGTTCTAGGATCAAATGTCACGTACTTACCACGCATACGAACGATTCTAGGCTTGTCCTGATACTTGCCTAATAGATGCAAGATGCCTCTAAACAGACTCTTTACGCCTGTCTCAGCAAAGATACGAGCGATTAACTCTAGCTTGCCTGAGTTTGACTTCATCATTGCAGCCACAGCAGTAGCAGTAACATTGCTCAAAATGTCTGGATCGAGTCCTTGCTGTGCATCGCTAACGCCTGTTCTCTTAGCCTGAACCGCATCTAAGTATTCCAGCATTGGCATGGCTTGACCAAATGTACTCTGAACCGTTAACGGAACCAGAGCATTCGGATTCTTAATGCGGATAATTCCACCCGGAGTAGCATTGAGCAAGTCATCCATGTTGACCTGACCATCTACCGCACCTACTCGATTGTTGTTAGTTAGATACAGATTGTCTAAGCTCTGACGAGTTATCGTGGACTTCTGTAGCTGAATATCCATCGTCCGATCTGCCAGACTTTGCCCAAAAAATTTGTGCGGTACAGGTATAGGACAGATAGAGTGGAATGGAACATAGTCTGTTTCCTCATCTTCCAATATCTCAGAACCGCAGTAAACGATACGACGCAACTCAGCAATACCGTCATCATCTTCATCAATACGTATATAGCACTCGTACACCTCTAGCACCTGCATAGAGAAGTCTAAAGACGTATTCTGATCCGGTTGTTCGCCATTTGGGAATCGTGCAATACGCTCTGCATTGAACTCAAGATCGTTATAAGTTGGCAGATCGTCAACTACGTCCTGATCGTAGCCAATAGCAATTAACTCTGAACGAGTCATCAAGCGACGATGTGCTACGAAACTGGCTTGATCAATAGTCTTGGCTGACTTGCTAATGAGGAATTCTTCAGGCGGTACGTTCTCAATACGTACCTGACCTGTCTCTTTAATGCGCTGTACCTGAACTTTAAACTTAGGAATCTGCATGACATTACCCATCATGTCCGACATTTCCGTATATTCTATTTTCTGTTTTGTAACTTTTAGAGTCTGATCCGATAACAGCAGAGCCAGTTCATCTTCTGACAGATTTTGGTATTCTTCCTTCGTTACGTCTGTAGACTGATCCCAGTATGACTTAACTACGCCTACTTTCTGCAGCAGAGCATCTTTAAACCAGTTGTGAAGGATAAGCATCCCATCATTATCACGATAGAAAGCCCAATTACAGTAGTCGGTAGCCTGTCTAGCTGATTCCTCATCGCCGGGACTCTTAGGCTCAAAATAGACAATATCTTCGGTAGTCGTAAATACACGCATTAACTGTGGCAATGCACCATCGATAGCCTCAGCTACCTCACCAGTTACGATCTGGCTGCGACCTTCTTGCTCATTACCGTATGGATACCTTAAATAATATTCTAAGGCTCGCTTACGATCCTCGGTAGTCTCGGTATCAAGATAACCAATACTGTTATCTATTTCGTTCTCGATAATACCTTTTACTTTGCCTGCATCCATCATAATGCGTTCCTCTTAGGATTTTCGCAATTATACAATCCATTTAGTGTTAATGGGCAAATCTGACTGCCATGAAGTCTCGTCTTGGTCAAGGCTTATCGAAAGGTAGCGAAAGGAATCTGAAGCATGGCTAGACCAGTCATGTAACGGCTTGTCGTAGAACACTTGCTGACGCTCGTTATATTCCCTGCGATAGTTCCTAAGCGCATCAAGACCTATCTTAACTTTATTGTCGAACCAGCATTGCGGCAATAGCCTTCTAACGGCTTGTATGCCGTCTGCAACCGACAATCTAGGAGCTACAGTTATATCCAGTCCTGCTTCCTGTAAAACCTCTTTACGGCTCTTTCCTGTGCCTAGCTCCCTTACTACCACATCGTGCGGAAGGAATTGCGTGAAGCCTTCGTAGTCGTTATCTTTGAGCCAGCGTATATACCAGTCCAGACCGACTCCGTGGTTTTCGACGAAGTCAATAAGCCGCACTTCTTTGCCCACCGTCTGACATATCCAGATACTTGTGCTATCAGATACGCCGAGATCCCAAGCAGCATAAGACTTACACAGATCATCACGCTCAATGGTAGTGATTCTATTCTTCGCTTCGAGATCGTTAATAATCTTGCCATAATAGCTACCTTGAATAGCGGCATCAAAGGAACATTCAAATTCCTGAAAATACCTATCGTCACCCATCTCTTTACGAGCAGCCCAAAGTTCCTTCTCGCTAAGAATACCTGTTTCACTAGCCTTGAACTCTAGTAATGCCCAACCTTCAGCAGTCTTAGCTCTATCACGGAAATCTAGGAAATGATTTTTACCTTTAGGTGTACCAATGAATAAGCACCACGTAGGAGCCTCGTCTGTATTCCTATCCGCTAGTGCTGGACGTATAACCTCATTCCATATCTTAGGATTTTGGTCGCCTATCTCGTCTAAGATAACGCCATCAAAATACTGCCCACGCAAGCTATCAGCATTATCAGAGCCGTAAAGACTAATGCGCCTACCCCAAAAGTCAACTCTAAGCTCTGAGATGTTAGCAGTAGCCCCCAAAGGACGAGTAAATTCCAGCAGGTAATCCCAAGCCACACGTTTCGATTGAGCATAAGTAGGAGCTATGTAAGCAAATCTAGGGTTAGGTTTCTGGCACTCTATTGCAGCCTTTATAGCGTGATTCAATGCACACATAGTCTTTCCCATTCTTCGATGGGCAACCACTACTGTGAACCTGTGCTTGTCTATAGCCTCATGAATCAGCCTTTGCTGCTCTCGAGGCTTATAAGCTATCTCGATTACTTCTGCCATGTCACCATCAACGGAGCACCTTCAGCACCAGTAATCTCTTGCTTGCTAGTCTCTGCCCATCTCATCTGAGCCTTAGTCCACCAGATCAATGCAGTCGTATCACCGCCCTGAGCCTTGTTAAATAACGTTTTGGCTATCTGTGCGCTGGCTTTAGCCTTACCTAAGTCTAGCTCTGTACGGTAATGCTTTCTCAGCGTCTTATCGTCTATACCGATTAACGCTCCTATCTGTTCATGCGGCAGTCCTAGACCAGCCGATGTTTCGACTAATCTCTTGTTTTCTGCGCTAGGAATATGCTCTATCATTTTATTAAGGGGAAATGTTACTAACTTGCAAATCAATGGAGCGTATGGGTCGGTGATGCTCCGCCGCTACGTCGAGGGTATCGACTATTGCCTGCTTCATACGCTTAGGGTAAGGCTTTGCTAACTTTATAACTTTATTCTTCATCTGCTCATCTAATGGCATTAAGTATCTATGCTTGCCTACAGTCTTTACTATTCTGCACTCACTAGGCTTAACTGTCTTTCTTTGCTGCCCTTGCTGAATATTCCAACCTTTTTCGCTTACTTGCCTACTATGCAATCTTTTACCATTATGCCAGTATTCAACTCCAGCAGCAGTATCGCCGCAATAAATCCAATTTCCAGCTTGATATACACCGCCATGATGACCGTATTGCGGGTCAGCAAATGAAACTATTAAACGCAAATTAGGGCTATTCTTCTTTAAGAATATTATTGCTAATTTAACAATTCTACTTACTTCAGTCTTATGATTAGTTAAAGCTATTCTTGTAAGTTCACAGCCTTCATCTTGTCCTAATCCATACGGACTCATTAAATTTGATGATGCACCACGACTAAATATAACAACTCCAATAAACTTGCCATCTTCCCATGCTCCT